GGCATCCATCCTGAGCAGCTGGGCATGGGCACCAACCCTGTGATGGACATCTGGCCGATCGTGCAGGGCCGCAACCTGCAGGGTGCACTGCGGATGTTGATGCGGGATCCCAAATACGACTCCCTGCTGAACATCCCTGACGGGCAGATCAGCCCAAGCCTGCAAGCGCAGCCAGGTAGAACACTGAGTCAGCGCCAGAAAGGGCCAGGTGGTGAGCTCTACAGCCCGATTGATCAGGTGATCGACTACTACGACAAGCTGGCGCAGCTTGAGCTGGTGAAGTCCAGCCAGTTCACGGTCCGCGATCGCATCGTCGGCCTGGCACGGCAACAGCAGCAGAAGCTGCAGCAGTACGCGGAAGGCGCAAGCGCATTAGGCGTGGTTAGGCAATAGCAGTACCGATAGCCTGTTAAGTGCACAGGTGCACTGCAGCAGGCGGCGATGTCGACTCCCTACTCCTATCGCCAGTACGCGGGCAACGGCGCGACGACGACATTCTCTGTGCCGTTTCCGTACCTGCTGAAGGCTCACGTTCGTCTTTATCTGGGCTACGACATTCTTGACGGCACCTTTACCAGTCAGCTGGTGGATGGTGCCGGATTCACCTGGACCAGTGGCACGCAGGTGCAATGCACTGTGGCGCCGGCTTCCGGCCAGACGCTGACCGTCATTCGTCTGACGCCTAGCGACTCACGCCTGGTCGACTGGCAGGACGGCAGCAACCTGATCTCCGACGACCTGGACATCGCTGACCTGCAGAACCTGTACGTGGTGCAGGAACAGCAGGACCGCAACGATGCTTCGGTCGTGGCCGGGGCCGCTGCCGCTGCATCGTCTTCTGCTTCGGCTGCTGCTGCAGCTGCGTCCTCCAACGCGGCGATCACAACTGCCAACCAAGCACTGGCCGCGGCAAGCGGCGTGGCGGCAAGCGCTGCAGCCGCAGAAGAGGCGGCGGCCCTGGCAAGCGCGGTTAGCGGGTTTGCGGTTGGGCTGATTTTTGGCGCGTCAGCTACGCCCCCTCGGCCAATGGCCGGCTTTGAGGTCCTGCTGATCCCCGAAAACGCTGCCTTCAGCGTTGGCAAACCAGGCCAGATCCCGTTTGGGGTTGGCCCGGTTCTTCCGCCTGGTGCCGCGTTCTCCGGCATCAACCGGAGTGACTACTTCCCCATCCATCACGCATCCGGGAGCTTCGTCTGATGCCTTCTCAGCTTTACGGGCCAACCATTCCAGGCCTCGCCATTCCTGAACACGATCACGTCTCAATGACCTACAGCGGCGGCAATCTCACCGGCGTTGTCTATCGGCAGGGCGGATCCAATGGCGGTGTCGTCGCAGCACTCACGCTGGCTTACGACGGCAGCGGCAATCTTCTCACCGTCACTAAGTCGTAGCCATGCCCAACTTCGCATTTAACCCATTCAATGGTCAGCTGATTCCTGCCCTTCAAGGGCCACCTGGGCCGCAGGGCCCTCCAGGCGACACGTCGGGAGTTGTTGGTCCCCAAGGGCCACCAGGAGATCCATGGGCTGGCTTGCTTGACCTCGGATCTCCATCCACAAACAACGGCTGGATTTTCGATTTCGGAGGCCCTTCTAATGCAACAAGCGGTGTTCTCATCTTCGACTGCGGAGGCGTAGTCCAATGACAGTTCGAGCTCAATTCCGGCGCGGCACTGCTGGTGAATGGTCAGCAGTGAATCCGGTTCTCGCCATCGGCGAACCCGGCTACGAAACCGACACCGGCAAGTTCAAGGTTGGCAATGGTTCCTCGGGTTGGAACGCACTGCCTTATGCGTCCGGCCAGACCGGACCTCAAGGGAACCCTGGCCCTCAGGGTCCCCAGGGCGCACCGGGTAGCACCGGTTCGCTGCTGCTGGATGAGCTGACTGCGATCTATCGCAACGGCTCGTTCTCGGTTGGCACGCCTGGCCAGGTGCCTTTTGGCGTTGGCCCTGTCACGCCTCCCGGCACGGCGTTTCACTCCATCAGTGCAGACGCCTACAACCCCGTCCACCTTCCGTCAGGGAGCTTCTGCTGATGGCTGTCCTTCCGTCCACTGGGTTCCCTGCTACGGCATACCCAATCCTTCCTTCTCACAGCAACACACGGCTCAAGCAGTTCGATCTCCACACGCTGCCCATCGGTCGCCCCGGTGATCGCAGCTATGGCGGTCGCTCTGTAGTCGATCCCACCTCCGCTTCTCACATGTAAGCCATGGACATTCGCTTCTTTAAGGCTGCACCTGACGCCAACGTGCAGTTCCCATCCATGCCCAATGACGGGTCCGAACCCGACTTCGTGGTGGTGGCGCTGGAGAACACTCTGGACCCCGACGCCAATAACCACACCGGCTTCGATTTCTTCGGGGCCTATGGCGATGGCGACGCCATCGACAGCTGGGCAACAGACCAGGGCATCACGGCGGTCAGCCAAGGTGACCTGCCCAACCCGATCACCTTCTACCCCGCTCCTTTCAACGAGGCCTGAGTCATGACTGTCATCACACCATTGCTCCGCGTCAAGGAGCGCATCGTTGGCCCTTCGGGGTTCTTCGGTATCGAGAACGAGTGGTACGGCTACCGCGATCAGTGGCGCTTCACTGTTGGCCTGGCCGGCATGAGCGGCTTCGGCATCGGCTGCTGCCCGCCTGAGCTGCTGCCTGCTGATTTCGCACCGCTGAGCAGCGGCACCTATGACCCGCTGCGCGAGCACCCTCACTTCGGGAACTACATCCACATCCCGAGCGCTTCGATTGTGTGCTTCATTCCAGCGCACTACATCGAGGTGAGCGCACCGGGTAACACCAACGCGCCCACCTACGGCACCAAGATCACGATCAGCGACACGCAGACCGGCAACGCCCGCCTGCCGCAGGCCTTCACCGATTCCGGCTCCAGCCTGATCGGCGTGTTCGTGGACAAGTACCAGATCTCCAACGGCAAGCCCGATGGCTCTGGCTCTCCGAACCACACCAGCGGCCCCGGCGGCACCCCGCTCACCGGCGGCATCGCCGTGTCGCGCCCCCTGCACTGGCCTGTCAGCCCCACCACCAAGGACAACGGCGGCACCGACTGGAACAGCCCCTTCAGCCTGGTGAACGGCACTGCGTTGAACACCGCTGCCACCACTCCTGCCGACAATCTCGGCGGCGTGTGGGCCCTGGTGAAGACCCGCGGCGCCGACTTCGCCCCCTGCCCGATCTGGATCCGCAGCCAGATCGCCTTCCTGTCGCTGGCCCATGCCCAGGCCCTGCTCGACAGCAGCGGTGCTGCCATCTCCGGCGCCACCCAGAAGGCAGCCTGGATGGACGTGGCTCCCTTTGCCCCCAAGGGGAACAACAACAACGGCAGCGACGTCAACAAGTCGAGCCTGCAGTTCGCCCGCACCGACCTGACCGGCCACAACGGCTCTGGCTTTGCTGGTCGCAGCAGCCGCGCCTTCACCGGTGCTGCGCGGATCAGCGGCGCCCCTGCGGTTGAGCACACCACCCACAACGGTCAGCTCAGCGGCATCGTGGACATCCAGGGCAACCAGTGGGAGATCGCCGCTGGCCTGACGGCCGTGGGCGCCACCGCCGCTGACTTCCGCCTGTTCCCCAGCTCCGGTGACTGGACCGCCACCACCGGCAACGCCTCGATCACAGGCGCCACCGGCGTGCTGTCCCTGGCGGCCGAGAGCGGTGCTGCGGCCGACGATGGCGTGTGGTGGGATTCAACTGGCACCAACAACTACCTGGTGCCTCACGCCGGCGGCACCTTCCACCCCTCCAGCGGCTTCTCCAACGCCACCAAGCGGGCGATGACGGAGTGCCTGCTACCTCGGGAGCTGGGCATCAGCGCCACGCAGACGAGCACCAACCACTTCGGTGGCGACCTGTTCTACAGCGATGTGCTGAACGACCTGCTGCCGGGTGTTGGGGGCGGCTGGGCCGACACGGCCCTTGCCGGTGTGTTCCTCGTGCTTCTCGGCCCATCCAGCAACGCGGGCTCCGACCGTGGCGCGCGTGCCGTCCGCCTTCTGGCTGCGTGAGCAGCCATGTGGGGGAGGCGACAGCCTCCCCTTCCTCTGACGCCACTCCGCCGGAAGAACAGGCCCTGGGCCTCGACCGCCGGCGGGAGCGTTACTGGCTCATCGAGCGGCGCTGCAAGGATCTCTGCCTCTACCTCGACGTTCTCACAAGGAACATGCCGCGGTATGAGAAGTACGTCCTCAGCGCCAAGATGCGTGAGATCGGCTATCTCTGCTTGGAGTTGGCCATTGCCGCCAACAAGAAACAGCACAAGAAGACCGATCTCACACGCTTCAATGTGCAGCACGAGTTTCTCCGCCAGCTACTCAACCTGGCAGTGGAGGCCAAGTTCATTGAACCCAGACGACACCGCGTTGCCTGCGAGAAGCTCGATGAAGTGGGCAAGCTTCTA